GGTCCGCCACTGCTGCTTGATGAGAAGGCCAGCAAGTACCCCGACATGTGGCAGTACTCCGGCGTGTCGATCGAGATCATCCGCTCCTTCGGCGGCACACAGGCCGTCCCGGCGGCTGCGCTGCTGAACGGGCCCGAGAACGATACCGGCCACGTGTGGTTCATGCTGGGGACGTTCCTGCCCGTCGGCTCCCGCATCCAGGTCACCTACTCCGGCGGGTACGTCCTGGCGACCCCTGCGAGCCTGGTGCGGGCGTGCAAGTTCATGGCGGCGTACGACATCGTCCGCGAGCTCCAGCCGGGCACCACCCAGCACGACCCGGAGCAGCTGCACACCGACGCGCTGCTGATATTGAGCAACTGGGTTAAGGACTGAGCGGGTGTTCCGGGCGCACCGGGCCAGGAGCGCCCGGACGTTCAAGGCCCACAAGGCCCGCACGGTCGCGCATTACAAGGCGCACGCCAAGAAGGCGCTCCGGCACAGGCGGACCCTGGCGCGGCCGTGGAAGCCGCCCCGGCCGGGCACGGCGAGGGCTTACCACTCGCTGCTGCATGTGCCGTCCGGGCGGAACGCGCGCACGGTGCGGCCGGGCGGGAAGCCGAAGCCGTACAAGTCGCAGCTCAAGGGCGTGCCGGCCGGGTGGAAGCCGCGCAGGCAGCGGAGGCGGTGACCAGTGCCCGCTCCCTGGTACCCGCAGCCCGACATCACCGCCGACGTCGAGGACCGCGAGGCGGCGTGGCTGAACACGACCGGCGACGGCGGCCCGCCGCTGAGCCAGTCCGCCGGCGGCCCGTGGGATGTGGTGCAGGCGTTCTGGCCGGGCAGCCGGCTCGGGCAGAAGAAACGCGGCGTCTACGTCACCCGCCGGGTCACCTCCGACGACCACGTGAACGCCCAGCGGTACCGCGACCAGTACACGATCGTGCTGAAGCTCACCTGGCCGGTGAAGACGCCGAACCCGCCGATAGCGGAGAACGAGCAGCGGGCGTTCAGCGCCGCGATCGGGCTCCTGCTCCAGCGGATCCGCGGCCCGCTGGGCGACAAGTCCCACGGCGGCCGGTTCCTGTCCGTCGGCGAGGTCCCCGGCCAGGCGAGCGGGCTCGTGGAGTACGAGGACCCGGAGGTCACGATCCCAGCGGACGGCGAACTGCGCGCCACGATCACTTATCACGCCGATGAGAAGGAATTCAACGGGTGAGGAAGGGCCTGGGTCCGAGCGGCAGCCCGCACCGGGCGCAGCAGGGCTCCGGTATCCAGCCAGGGCCGTACCAGCGCTCCTCGTAGCCGCCCCGGACGGCCTGTCTGTGGCCCAGGACGCGGCAGATGACGCGGCTCATGGTCATCGCCGCAGTCCGGCGCTCACGACGCTCGCAGCCTCACCCGGCGTCCGCGCTGACGATCGTCTGGCGAATGGCAGCCGGTCACGCCAGAGGCGGCGCGCAACGAAGCCCGCGAACTCGGCCGATGAGCCTATGACGGGACCCCACTGGTCGCCGCGCTCCACGTAGACGTTCCAGCCGATCGGCCGGGCCTTTCTGCGCATCATCCCGCCAGTCTCCCACCCACCACGCCAGGAGGTCAGCCGTGTGGTTCCGCAACATCTCCGGCGAGGTCCTGCACCTGTTCGACCGCGGCCTCAGCGTCGGCCCGGGCGGGGAGTTCGAGTGGCCCGGCTGGGACCGCGCCGGGCACGGCGTCATCACCGGCTTCGTCCCGGTCGACGGGCCGGGCGGTGAGGTGACCGGCTACCCGGAGCCGTCCGCTGAGCCCGCAGCCGGGACGCCGCCCGGCAGCGGCGAAGACCCGCCGCCCGCAGCAGGCACAGGCACGCCGAAGCCGGTCCCGGTCATCGCCGCGCCGGGCAAGCCACCGGGCGCCAGCCCGGCACCTGACAGCACCGGCACTCCGGCCGGGACCAAGCCCGCAGGGGAGACGGCATGAGCGGCATCCTTTCCCGGCTCGTCAAACTCGGCCTCGCCAAGGAAGCCACCCCCTACACCTACACGGTGCCCACCGTTTCCATCCCGTTCAACACCGGCACCAAATACGTCGACTCGATCATCCCGCTGCGCGACGAGTCGTACCGGAACAACGACGTCATCCTCCAGGGCCTCGTCCAGGGCCCGGCGCAGGACGACTGGTCCATCGGCGTCAACGGCTACTCCGACCTGGCAGGCCACTGGTTCCGCGCCATGATCGGCCCGGATGTGGTCACCGCCGGGGTGTCCACCACCCTGGCGTCCAACAGCGCGGCCAACGCGACCTCCCTGACCCTGACCGCGACCGTGCCGACCGGCTCGGTCATCCAGATCTCCGACTCCGCCGGCGCGAACCTGGAGTACGTGAAGGTCACCACCATCGGGACGGCCGCGACCGTGGTGGTCGGCGGCGGCACGGGCGGCAACTCGACGAAGTTCGCCCACACCGCGGCCGGCGGGACCGTGCTCAGCCCGACGCTGCACACGTTCAAGCAGAACCGGTCGTTCTTCACCGTCTGGCCCACCTACAGCCTGACGACTGACGACGGCGTGGACCAGCTCGGCTGGGCCGGGTGCGTCATGTCCGAGCTGGGCATCAAGATCGACCCGAAGTCGTTCATCACGTTCGCGCCGAAGTACACCGGCATGCCGTCGTCGGTGCAGTCCACGTTCGCCTACGCGGCGTCCGGCGTGCAGCCGCAGGTCGGCTGGGGCTGGACCGTCACCAACGCCGGCGCGGCGTCCACCAGGGGACTCACCGCGGACCTGACGCTCAAGCGGCCCCTCGAGGTCGTCCAGTCCTCCGACGGCACGCAGGCGCCGCGGGAGCTGTTCGCCGGGGCGATGGAAATCGACGGCACGTACAAGGCGATCTTCGAGTCAGACGCCGACCTGAGCCTCTTCAAGTCCTACGTCCAGTCGCCGACCGTTCACACCCTCACCCAGCCGGTGCTGCTCGGCGGCCAGATCCTGGCCATCACCATGACCAGCTCCGGCTACACCACCGGCGAGAAGGACGTCTCGACGCCGTACCTGCAGCTCGCGCAGGCGTTCTCGGGCATCGGCAACACCACGGACGGCGGCGTAGCATCGGTCGCGCTGACCAACTGGGTCACCACCCAGTACTGAGGTATCCGCACCATCCAGGTAACTACAGGCGGGAACAAGAACAATGGCGGGATACGCGAACAGGGTCATCAAGAAGTCGTTTCCCGAGCTGGCGGAAGACGGTGACTACATAGAGGTCATCATCCGCAACCCGAAGACCGTGCCCCTTCCCCGGCTCATGCCGCCCGAGGCTGAGGCGCTGGTGGGCGAAGATGGCGCCGGCGTGGCCTCGGCGTCGACCGTGCAGAAGCTCGGCGCGATGGACGGTGTCCTGGCCGGCCTGGTCATCGGGTGGCACGTGTACGACGCCACCAGCGACGATGAGGACGACCAGCCGCTGCTGCCGCTGCCCGCCACGGCGGACAGCGTCGCGAAGCTCCCCTCGGTGATCAAGTCGTGGATGGTCGATGAGGTGGGAAAAGCCATGTCACCGAAGCAGACCGCGAGCCCGGCGGCTGGTACTTCGAGCACCTCCTCGCCGTCGCCGAATCCGTCTACGACGGAACCTGGTCCGGATCCGAGCCTCTCCCGGCCGAGCTGACCGACTTCGAGCTGATGCAGGGGATGGGCTGGTCCTGGAGGCAGCTCGCCGAGGAGACGCCGCCGTACGTGAGGCGGTTCTGCCTGGATCTCCTGTCGGTGAAGCGGCGGATCGCGAAGGAGAACGCTGACCGGCCGCCTGGCTGAGCGGGAGGGCCGGTGGCCGTCAACGCAGCCGCGGACGCAGCGGCCCGGCTCCGCGTCATCCGCGACAGGGCCGCGACCACGGCACCGGTCGCGGCTGCGACGGCAGCGGGGCGTGCGGGCGAGACGATGGTCAAGATGACGCTCCAGCTGCGCACCCACGCGCTGGGAACGCCGACTCCGTCGCCGAGAGGGTCGCCGCCGGCGAAGATCTCCGGTGACCTGGCCAGGTCCGTGCAGCGCACCCCGGCCGTGCTGACGGGACCCGGCCGGGCGATGACGGCCTGGGGGCCGACCCTGTTCTACGGCACCGTCCAGGAATTCGGGTACCCGGACATCACCGCTAAGAACTTCCCGGTGCTCGGCAACCCGGCGGCGGGGTTCTTCGGCAAGTCGGTCACGATCCCGGCCCGGCCGTTCATGCGGCCGTCTGCGGTGAAGCTGATTGAGTCCGGGACGTTCGGCAAGGTCACCGGTAAGGCGTTCCTGGCCGCACTCGAAGCCTGAGCCCAGCGGCGGGGGTGAGGGCAACGCCTCTCCTGCCGCCGGTGAATCAGGAATTTACGCTTTCGGCGGAAAGCTTCCTGGCCGGGCTCGACGAGATGCTCGGCGGCCTGGACCGGGTCGCCGCGGCGATCAACGACGTCGCGGACTCAGCGGCGCGGCTGTCCGGGGTCACGGCCAGCACCGCTGAGGCGGACACCGGGCTTGCCGACGCCATCGGACAGCTCCTGACCGCGATCGATGACCAGACCGTGGCCACGAACGAGCTGGCCGCATCCCAGGACCGGGCCATCGGCTCCGTTGATGCCCTGTCGGCGTCCCTGGACGCCCAGGTCGGCTCGGCTGACGCGGCCGCGGCCGCGACCGGGAAGGCTGACGCTTCCACCGGGCTGCTCGGCACCCACGGGAAGACCGCGTTCCTCGCGATCGCCGCCGGGATGGCGTACAGCGTCGTCGAAGCCGCGAAGTTCCAGGCGGAGGTCACGCGCCTGTACACCGCTGCGGGCCTCGTCGGCGTCAGGGCGCAGAAGGTCTCGCAGGATCTGCTGCAGCTCGGGGACCGGGCCGGCTACTCGGGCACGCAGATGGCCGAGGCGATGTACCACCCGATCTCGGCCGGGCTGTCCTACGCCGCGGCCCTCCGTGTCGTTGCCTACTCCGCGGAGCTGGCCCGCATCCACGGCGCGAACCTCGAGGACACCACCTACGCCCTGTCGTCGGTGATGAAGGCCTACGACGTGTCCGCCGGCGGGGTGGCGAAGACGTCGGCGCTGCTCAACGCCATCGTCGGCCAGGGCGACATTCGGTTCCAGGACTTCGTCGAGTCGATCAAGAACTGGACGCCGACCGGCGCCGCGATGGGCATCTCCATCCAGTCGATGGGCGCCGCGATCGCGTACCTCACCGACCGGGGCAACTCGGCCGAGGTCGCGTCGACCCGGCTGACCATGGGCCTGTCCATGGTCACCTCGGGCAGCAAGGCGGCGAACACCTACCTGTCGGCGCTCGGCCTGACCACCGGGACGCTGACCCTGCGGAACAAGACCCTGCAGGAAGTCATGCTCTCCGCCGGGCTGACGACGAACAAGATCGCCGCGGACCTGCGGCGGCCTGACGGCATCTACGTGGCGCTCACCCAGATCCAGGACGCGTTCCGCAAGGCCGGGCTGTCCGCCTCCCAGGCCGACGAGGTTATGGCGAAGATCTTCGGCGGCGGCCGGTCGGACAAGGCGATGCTCTCGCTGATGTCCAACCTGCCGAACCTGCGGGCGAAGTACGAGGACATCGGCCGGGCCGTCGGCGACTACGGCAAGTCCTGGGAGAAGACCCAGGCCACCGTGGCGCAGCAGTGGCACGAGGCCCTCGCCGGGATCCAGAACCTCGCGATCTCCTTCGGCCAGATCCTGCTGCCCGCCGTGACGAAGGTTCTGTCCGTGCTGGCCCGGCTGTTCGCGTACATCCAGGCCAACCCGGTCCTCCGGATCCTCGCCGGGCTCATCCTGTCCCTGGCCGTGGCCATGGGAGTGGCGGCCACCGCGACGGCGGCACTCAGCGTGGCCATGGACGCCAACCCGGTCATGCTCGTCGTCCTCGCGGTCATCGCCCTGATCGCGGGCCTGTACGAGCTGTACAAGCACTGCGCCCTCGTCCGCCGGATCGTCGCCGACGTCGCGCATTTCTTCGCCGGCGTCTGGCGTGACGCGGTCCGGCTCGCGGGCGACGTCGTGCACTGGTTCGTCACCGGGCCGCTGGCCTGGATCAAGGCGCAGCTCGCCGTTTTCGCCGCGTTCTGGAAGGCGCACGGCGCCGAGATCATGAAGATAGCGAAGGCGGTCTGGGATTTCGTCGCCGTCGCCATCCAGGCCGACTGGGACATCATCAAGACCGTCGTCCGGGTCGCGGCTGCCCTGGTCGTGGGGGTGGTCAAGGCCGCGTGGGATGTGGTCTGGGGCGTCACGAAAATGGCGTGGAATCTGGTCGCAACGGTCATAAGCACCACAATTCGTGTTATACTGGATATAGTGGGTGCCGTTCTCGACATAATCCAGGGCAAATGGTCACAAGCAGGCCGGGAGCTGTCAAACGCGACATCCGCGATCTGGCACGGAATCGTGCACATCATCGAGAACATCGCGTCCGGGTTCGGCACGATCCTGATCCAGGCCGGAAATGCCCTGGTCAGGGGCCTGATCGGCGGCATAAAGTCCGCTCTGGGCGGCCTGTGGAGCACCATCACCGGCATCGGCCACGGCATCGCGTCCGCGTTCTCCTCCGTGATGCACATCTTCTCCCCGTCCAAGGTCATGAACGGGCTCGGCCTCCTGGTCGGCGAGGGCATCATCGTCGGCCTTGAGGGGACCGCCTCGCAGGTGCGGTCCGCTGCGGGCAAGCTGGCCACGGCGGTGAAGGACGCGCTCACAGCCGGGCTGATCACCGACCGGACCGCGGTCACCCTGACGAACTGGATCGAGCGGGACAACCTGCGGCTCCAGGCCGACGCCACCAGGCGGGCCGCGATCCTGAAGACCATCGCCACGGCGGAGAAGTACGCGACCTCCACCGCGTCCTCGGTCACCTCATGGGCCGGCCTGTCGAACGTCGTGTCCGGCATGCCCTCGGGCTCCGTCATCACCAGCCAGGGCCTGGAAGCCGGGCTGCAGGCCGACCTGGCGAAGATCCAGAAATTCAACGCCGACATCCGCAGGCTGTCCCGCCTCGGCCTGAACCGGAACCTGCTCAACCAGATCATCCAGGCCGGCCCGGACAGCGGCATGCAGATCGCCGAAGCGCTCCTCAACGGCCCGGTGTCGGAGATCGGGCAGCTGAACAAGACCGAGACGCAGATCACCGCCGGCGCGACCGCGCTCGGGCAGCAGGCCGCGAACGCGATGTACGACAGCGGGAAGTACGCCGGGCAGGGATTCCTGTCCGGCCTGGAGCACCAGCAGAAAGCCATCGAGGCGCTGATGGCG